ATGGCAACGACTACTCATTTGAGTACAAGATAAGTACCGAATCAGCCAAGCCTGATCTGAAGAATACGTTTGGCTTGAGTGAGCCGGACTTCGATCTCATGTTGAGAGGGGAGACAAGATGAACTACGTAATAGGTAACGATCGCGTTGTCATTAATGACATAGGCAAGACCGGCAGAGAGAACGCACACTTGTGGACTGTCTCACTAAAAGACAACCCGCCTGTGTTTTGGTTTTGGGAGAACGTCGGTGGCAATCACATATGGGAACGCATTGCGACTGAGGATGTACCGACACAGATCCTGAATGTCTACAGTCAGGTGAAAGATGAACATATCACAAAGGAAATGCGTAGCGCAATACTACGTCTGATCCTTGAGCGCACTGTGGGAGATGAAGCATGATGACACGATGGGAGAAGTTTGAACGAGCGTTGTTCCTGTTCGCAGTCATGGTGCTACTGCTCGATCTCTTTTATTGGAGACCATAGGGCAGTGCGCCTACGAAAAAAAGTCATGTAGTATGCTTGGTTTATTTGTCAAGTTATGCTATAATGTGTTTGTTGAGTCGGGAAGTTTGCAGTCAGCCCGCCAACACCATTCAGTCTATGTATTGAATCAGCTAACCCTGATTCGCAGTTTATTCATTCAGTAAAGGATCAGTTATGGGACAGTTCAAGAGTATCGATTCGGTCTTGCAAGCAATCAGCAATGACCCCAATGTGCATCAAGCTATGCGTAGCGCAATCAGCCACGCTATGCGCAATCAGGTGTACATCCTTACCTGCAATGGCAACATCCTCGATGTGTATGCCAACAAAGACACCGCTGAGTACGAGATGCGCCTGTGCATCCAAGGTGATCTACTAGATGGTGAGACAACCACTAGCTACCAAGTGCTGACCAAGCAACTCAACCAAACCCGCCTGTGAGGTATCCATGTCACGCATGAAACCAATCTGCAATCGCTGTGGTGAGTACTACAGTGCCAAGCGTGCGAACGCTGGTTTTCGCCTGTGCATGCCATGTGGGGAAGCTGACTCACGCACGCGCACCCGCACAATCGCACCAATGCACAAAAGCAATTACATGCTTATCACAGACCTGACTGATCTCAGGGGTATCAACAACAAGGGCGGTCTATACCGCTGATCAGGAGGGTCTGATGGACAAACAAATCAAAGTCGAAAGACGCGACGTGTATGGGGTAACGAAGTACTACCCTGTATGCGACAACGCAAGATTGTTTGCGCGAATAGCCAAAACAATTACGCTCACCCCCGAGGTTTTGAAGCACGCTCAAAGCCTTGGTTTTTCACTAACGCTTGTTATTTTAACTAAGGAAGATGTATATGAACTTTGAACTTCAAACCCCCGAGCATGTGATCAGCCTTGCTTCGTCAGGCATGATCGTCAATGTAGACGTCAATGTGTGGAGTGCTACTAAGCAAGACCGCGCTATCACTAATGAGGTCATTAACGCATACAAAGCGGATCAGAACAGCGGTCGCTTCACTAAGAACTTGTTAGCCAATCATCCCACGCACAAGGCGTTGGTCAATTATCGGCAGACAGTCAGCAACTGGCTTCAGCGTCGCACTTACGACTGGCAGGGCGCATTGCGTTATTTGCCCACAGTTTCGATCGAGGTGTTTATGAAGGAATACCGCGAGCATGAGGTCGCGTTCGCTAAATTGATAGATGAGTTTGAGGCTCAATACCCAAGCATTGTCTCCGACATGGCGTTCAAGAATGGCGATATGTTTAACAAATCAGACTACCCTGACGTGCAAGAAATCCGTGGTCGGTTCAAGATCAATCTGTATGTAACAGAAGTACCAACGGCAGACTTTCGCAACAACATTGCGACTGAGATCGCGGAGGACTTGAAGCGCCATTACATGAAGCAGGCACAGAGCAAGGTCGATGAGATCATGCAGGACGCCGCGTCACGATTGGTTCTCTATGCAGAGCGGATCTCTTACGCATGCGGTGACAACGATGCAGAGTTAACTGACGATGGTAAGAAGAAACGTAAACGCAAGATTTACGACACAACCATTGAGCAGACCAAGGAGTTGTGCAATACGCTACAACATTTCAACCTAACTAACAACAAGGAGTTAGAGAACGCAAGGGTTGCGTTAGCGGAAGCATTGCGGAACGTAGACGCAGAGGCGTTGCGTGATAGCGATGCAATGCGTCTGAGCGTCAAGGCTAAAGTGGATGACGTGCTTGAGAAGTTCACTTTAAATACATCATTGTTCGAGGACTGATATGACTGATTTAGAGATTGTTTTATTGTGCGCATTTGCGTTCATGGTCTACCTGTATCACAAAGCTATGCTTGCGGTGCGTTACTACAAGTTCGTCCTCGTGGCGATTGGACTCAAGAAGGCTACTGTCATTGTTGATGAGAACGATAAGTCGTTCACCATTGACGTTGATTTAAAAGGTCTTGAAAAGCGGATCAGCTGATCCTGATTCATTAATTAACTGGGAGAAAACAAATGGCTAAAGTAAACACAACACCAATGGTGTCAATCGATGAATGTATCAAGTTGGTGAAGCACGTCGGTGCGCATATCACCCCAATGATTATGAGTGAGCCTGGGGTTGGCAAGTCATCCATTCTGGAGGCGTTGCGCAAGGACTTGGGTGAGGATGAGTATGACTTCATCTATGTTGACTGTCCTAACAAAGAGTTGATGGACATTGCTGCTTCTATTCCGAATCATGCATCGAAGTCTCTTGAGTATTATGTGTCTGATCTGTTCAAGCTAGACAATGGCAAGAAGAAGGTGATCATGCTCGACGAGATGCTCAAAGCACCAAAGATGTTGCAGGTCTTGTTCACTCGCATGGTGCTTGAGCGTTATGTCGGTGATCGTGCGTTGCCTTATGGGTCGCTGATGTTTGCTACTTCTAACAATACCACAGATGGTGTGGGTGACAACATGTTGGCGCACGTCGCCAATCGTGTGTGTAAGGTGCAGATGCGCAAGCCAACTGCTACCGAATGGAATCAATGGGCTGGTGCTAACGGCATTAGTCGTGTGATTCGTTCATGGGTAGCGCGGTATCCCAAGGTCATGGCGTCGTACTTGGATGGAGATCAGGAAGACAATCCATATATCTTCAAACCTAGTAGCACTACGAAGCAGTTTGCGTCGCCTCGCTCGTTGGCTCGGGCTGACATTATTGTGCGTCAGACTGACCTGATCGGAGAGAACGCAACGATGGTCGCACTTGCGGGTACTGTCGGTGAAGCATGCGCTAGAGATATGGCCGCTTTCTTGGCTCTTGAGCATAAGGTCGCGGATGTAAAGGACATCATTAAGTCTCCAATGACTATTGATTGTCCAAACGATGATGTGTCAGCGTTGCTGTTGATCATGTTCCAAGCGATTGACGTTGTGGAAGATCACGATGAGTTGAGTAAGTTCATGCAGTTCGTTGACCGAATCAAATCATCAGAGGTGCAGTCTATCTTCTTTACGATGATGTTGCGTAGCAAGACCAAGCTTGCTCGTCACAACGATCGCATCAAGAAGTGGGCTATCGATAACTATGACTTAATGACTTAATAAGAAGGAGAGAAGCTATGACTATCAATGCAGAGACAAGGCTCAAGAGAAGCCATATCAAGCTGATGAAGAGCAAGCATACCGCCCTGTATTCAGGTGTGATCATGCTAGGCGAATCGTCTATCGAGGAGAAGGTCGCTACCGCATACACCGATGGTGTGAACAAGCGATATGGTCGCAAGTTCATGGATGCTCTGAGTGATCCCGAGCATAACGCAGTCGTGTTGCACGAGAACCTGCATGTGGGATTGAAACATCTACCGCATCATAGGTCTAAGTGGAAAGAGAACAAGAAGCTAGCCAATGTCGCGGCTGACCTCGTTGTTAACTCAATCATCAAGGAGATCGAGTTGAAAGACCCGAACCTTGTGACCTTGCCTAAGTGCGCTATCTATAGTCCACAGTTTAAGGATTGGTCGTTCAACGAAGTCTACAACTTCCTCAAGCAGAAAAGCGGAGGCGGTGGGAATGGTGACGACGATGGTAAGGGCAAAGGTAATGCGTCAGGGGGGTCTGATCCGCAAGATGGCGACGATGGTGGTAACGACTATGGTGAAGGCTTCGACGAGCATGACATGAGTGGCGATGGTCAGGAGTTGTCTGAGCAAGAAGCCAAAGACCTCGACGAGCGTATCGACAAAGCGTTGCGTGAAGGTGGCATCCTTGCAGGCAGTATGGGTGGTGATACACCTAGAGCAATCCAAGAGTTGCTTGAACCCAAGGTTGATTGGCGTGAAGCATTGCGCGAGTTCATCTCTGAGTTCTCTGTCGGTAAGGATGAGTACACATGGCGCAAGTTCAATCGTCGTATGTTACCTAACGATCTGTATCTGCCTAGCACAATCAGCGAGACAGTCGGTGAGTTGGTGGTTGCGATCGACACATCAGGCTCTATCGGTAGCGTGGAGTTGTCAGAGTTTGCTTCTGAATTGGCAAGCATATGCGAAACAGTCACACCGAGCGGAGTCCGAGTGCTTTGGTGGGACACTATGGTTGCAGGCGAGCAGAAGTTCACCGAAGGTGAGTATCAACAACTGGCATCAATGTTAAAGCCCAAGGGCGGTGGGGGAACTAAGGTGTCAGCCGTAGCTGATTACATAAAGAAGAAAAACATCAACGCAGAAGCGGTGATCGTGTTCACCGACGGATATGTTGAGAGTGATATCAAGTGGGATATCTCTACGCCAACTCTGTGGTTAATCACACATAACAAATCGTTAACAGTCCCAAGCGGACACAAGAAACTTATGAAGGAAGACTGACATGTTTGATGATATCGTTGGAAAGATCAATTACAAATCCCTTGACTCCAAGAGACATAGTGTTCGCCCGATTCGGGGACATAATGCGTATCCGATTGGCGATCGGAAATACAGCGCAAGGCACTTCGTTCCAAGAGACGATGGGTCTTACGAGTTGTGGTATTGGAATCTTAGTTCCAAGAGTGTCACTAGGGAAACCAATGCGGAGAAGTTGTCACCCCTTGCGATTGTCCATCCTGACAATACGATTGAGATCGTTACGACAAGACCGATGTATCAGTCGGACTATTGGATGCTCAACAGTGGTCTGCGCAATGCCCCCTCATGGGGGAGTCGTACTGATCTAAACCCTACACTTGCCACGTCTGTGAAGTATGGCGGTGTGTATGCGGGTTACAGAGGTAATCGTGTCTTGCCTGTGTTTGAAGGTATGCGTTGGAATTTGGATACTGGCAAGTTCCATGATGACCATGCGTTCAAAGTCAACAAGTGGGTGGTGGATCGCAAACTGTCTAACGCTATCCGTAGCAGATACGCAGACGACATTAAGTACTGCAGGGTCGTGGTGCGTCAGTTTGACGAGAAGTCGTTTACCAAATTCATTGCAGGCATAGTCAATGATGCCGAGAGTTTCGTTAAACCATACTTGGACAGACAAGGTCTAGACATGCACTATGCACATGGCATGGCGTGGGACAGACTTAACTGGGGAGATACCGGAAAGAAACTAGAGCGTGTGCGAGAGAAGACAAGGCCGTATGTCATGGACATGGCGAGTAAGGATCTGCTTGGCGCACTCTATACCTATGCGATGTACAAAGGTATTAGTGGCATCTCGCGCATTCACCACAACCCATCGTGGGTGATGCGCAGGCTGATGGAGTCGGGAGACTTTGAGTTTGAATTGATCTTGAATAAGTTCTTCTACGAGTTGATCGAGGAAGAAGATGCGTTCAAGGCGGTGACCTACGATTGCAATGATCCCGAGGCATCGCTGAGTAAGTGGGGGTGTGCCATTGAATTGGCAAATGGTTCTATTGTTCAACAACTGTAAGGAGAGAGATATGTATTACGAACACGCAAAGAAGTTAGAGATCGAAGCTTTTCTTGCTGATCAGCCCAAGCTGATGCACTTAGTAGCGGAGACTAATCACAAGCTAGGTCTGCAAGCTTTCAACGTGGCAGAGTTACCCTCGTTCAAGTGGAATGCCAAGCGTGACAAAGGTATCCGCATGGTAACGCCCAAGGGTATCTATGCCGCAGATGTATTCTTACGCGAGGATGAAGACGAGGATAGAGACGAGAAGTCGTTTGCTATCTATTCACCCAACATCAATCGCTCTCGTATACCAAGAGTTATGGATAGGGAATTCGCACATACCCGAGTGTCTGCAAAGTTGTCCTCATTGTTCACCGCGCTCAAGAAGGTGGGCGAGAATGTTGAAGACACTAAGTATCTGAACGAGCATCTCAAGAGACAGAGCCGTCAACTTTTGCAAGTGGTTGCTAATAAGAAACACATGCCCAATAGATTGAGCGATGCGTATGACGAATTTAAATTATTAAACTTCGCATTGGGTATTGACACAAACTTGACAATCTCAGATACTGATCGCTATAGAAAGATTAGAGCAGAATTGGAGATAGAGATGAAGCAAGCTATCGATAACGCTAGCGACTACCATAACTTCGCTGAGTCAATTGACGTACTGTGTCCGCTTGAGTACGGCTACTATTTGACGCAAGCCCGAGGCGATGGAACTCAGCAACTGGTATTAGAGTCAGAGCCTCAGTTCATTCCAAATCTCGACAATCATCCCGACCTGAAGGTTGCGATGCTCATGGTTCAAGAGATGGAGACCGCACATGGTAAGTCTTACAACTATATGCACTTCAAAGATCTAGGCGTCGCCAAAGCAAACCGAGGTGGTAGAGGACTTGATATCCCTGTATTACTGATCAGCAAAGCCTGACATGTTATTAACAGCGGTAACACATTCAAAGAAACTCGATCATTATCGTGTTCCGGTTCTAGTGTTTGATCGCGGGGAGGTGTATGAGGTATTCATTGGCGACACCATGATTCTCAGGTACGACAGAGAAAGACTGCCGACCTGTATCAAAGAAAGAATCGCAATGATTAACGCTATACCCGCGCCCGATCATGTAATACGAGAACGCAGCACGATGACATTTACAACCGATATCTATACCAATACGCATGACCCGCGTCTTAACGATATTGGCTGGCAGTGGGCTAATGATGCTTATGTGGTAGTTATATCAGAGAAGGAGGTAGATGAATTGAAAGGTGATCTAGTCCCAATGCACGAATCAAGAATGGCTTATGAGTACGCCCGAAGTTAAAGTTAAGAAAGTCGTGAGCCAAGCATTGAAAGAGATGCAGGCTTACGTCGTAAAGCCCGTGACAGGTGGATTTGGCAATTCAGGTGTGCCTGATCTATTAGTTTGTGTCTCAGGTAGATTCGTTGGTATCGAGTGCAAGGCGCAAGGCAACAAGCCAACCGCTTTGCAACTTCACAACTTGAATGCCATTGAGTTAGCCGGAGGCATATCGCTCGTCATTGACGAGTCCAACATGCATTTAGTTAAACAACTTATAGGAGATAGACTGAAATGATGACAACAGAACAACTGCGTCGCAAGGCAAGGACAATTTACAACAACGATATGGTCTCTGATCGTATCAATCAACACAACCAACGCAAATGGGTTCGTGCCGTATTGCGTTTAGGCGATCGATGGTTGGTCGCCAAACCAATGGAAAGACAGTATGCAACCCAAAGTGATTCTTGAGTACCACTACCCCGAGGATGAGGACAAGCTATTGTTCGCGCTCAAAGGGCAAGAGATGTACAAGGCATTGGCAAGTATCAAGATGGTCTTGTCTGCGCCATACACAAAGGCTGAAATGGTTAGCCAAGTCAAAACCATATTGAACGAAATCTTTGAGGAGTTGGGAGAATGAGTGAAGCAGAAAGAGAGATGGATCTTCAACTAGAAGATGCATTGAACAGGGAGATCGTAAGGTTGCGCCGTATCGAACACGCGGCTATCGATGTGGTCAAGGCGTTCAGCAACAGTATCGATTACAACACTTGGGACAAAGCACTTGATGTATTGGAGTCAATGCTGAAGGAGAAAAGATGAGAACACAACGCAAAGAGGGAGAGGTCAACGATCTGCTTAACCTAATATCTTCACTACCCAAAGCTAACACAGAGGCTAGCCCGGATGAGCCAAAGAAAAAGAATGACAAGTGGAAACTTAGATCAAGTGTCAACATCGCCAACAAAGGGCGAGTCAACAGGACAAGGGGGAAGTAAAGTATGGCCCTTTCCCCCATTCCCAAACCCGAAGGACAAGGGCAACCGAGTCCCAAAGTTCAACCCTGATAACTACGAGGATGCACCGCTATGAGCAAATCCAAGAACGACGATGATATTCAAGACTATGTTAGTTCAAGACAAAAAGCTTTGGAAAAAGAATACGACTACGAACGCAACATACGCAACCAAACGCTAGAAGAAGTAGCCAAAGAGTTTGACAAAATGAAACCATTTGGTGACACGGCTCAGAGCTTTGCCACTTATGTAAGGATGATGAAGCGATGAAAGTTATGGACTTGATTAAATACGACCCCGACAGGGGGTGCTTCGTTATGAAGGACACTACGCCCGCGCGAGTACTTGACCCTTGGGAAGAGTTACGTCTAGTCGATAGACCTAGCATCTTTTTGAAAGACGCATACTTTCGAGCCAAGCTTGCGACAGGAACAGTTAAGAGTGAAGAAGGTCTAGGCTACAAACAGTTTGGAACATTCACGCGAGCAAAAGAGAGACAACCCAACAAGCATGAAGGAGTATTAAATGCCACGCCCAAAACCGCCCGAGCCACTAAAGCCAAGGTATATAAGAATCTCTGATAGACAATTCTTAGTACTTAATCATCTTGGTGGTGCGCAGTGGTTAAGAAAACTACTGGATAAGAGAGATCCGTTTCCCAAAAAGTTTTACGAAAATATTTTGAAAAAGGAGGGCAAACCCACTTGACAAATAAATTTTAAACCTCATCATAGCAATCCCTTTTAATTTTTGGAGAAAAGACAATGGCTAAAAAACTTAGCAAGATTCAGAAGATCCGCAATTACATCAAGGATCACCCCGAAGCAAAACCAAAAGCAGTAGCAGACGCACTTGGCACAACTATTCAGTATGTGTATTCAACAATGCATGAAGAGCGTAAGAAACTTAAAGCATCAGCCACACCTGATCAGTTAGTTAAGGTGCAGGGCGTAACGATGAGCGTTAGCGACAAGACTAATCTGACCGATGATCAGATGCGACGAGTCGTGCTTAGTGCGATGAAACCCAAGGCGCGTATGCAAAGGTCTATCGATGATGTTAATCAGCCCCCACACTATAAGATCGGTGGCATTGAAACGATTGACATAATCAAAGCCAAGCTGACGCCCGATGAGTTCCGTGGGTATCTCAAGGGTAACGTCGTTAAGTACCTGACGCGAGCAGGTCACAAAGAGGATGCAGGCAAAGACGTGGACAAGATGGTTTGGTACGCAACAAAACTGCAAACACTCTACGCTTAAATTTTTCCTTTCACACACAGCAGGGGCTAGCCCCTGCTTTTTTTGGAGTTCGCTTTGTCCCTAATTACACTTGACTTCGAGACGTTTTACTCAAAGTCTTTCAGCCTGACCCGCCTGCCCACAGAAGAATACATTCGCTCAAATGAGTTTGAGGTGATTGGTGTTGGCATCAAGGTCGACGATGGTAAGCCTGTATGGTACTCAGGCAACCGAGAGGCGTTGCGTAAGACGTTGCTATCCTTTGACTGGCGCAACAGTACATTGCTCTGTCACAACACCATGTTCGATGGTGCGATCCTCAAATGGTTCTTCGGTATCTCGCCTAAGTTCTATCTCGATACCCTGTGCATGGCGCGAGCCATTCATGGCGTAGAGGCCGGCGGTTCTCTTGCAGCTTTGGCTGAGAGGTATGAGATTGGTAAGAAGGGTACAGAAGTTGTCGAGGCGATGGGCAAGTACCTGATTGACTTCACGCCCGAGGACTTGGCGCAGTATGGTGAGTACTGCAAGAATGACGTGCAGTTGACGTTTGACCTTTTCACACGCCTTGTGGCTAAATTCCCCGCGAGTGAGTTACAACTGATAGACATGACAATACGGATGTTTACACATCCCAAGCTCATTGTTGATGAGCCTCTACTGTATGAGCGATTAGAAGCATTGAAGAAGGAGAAGAACGATCTGCTGGCTTCGCTCAAGGAGAGCATGAAGTGCGAGGATGAGGAAGAGGTACGCAAAAAACTGTCTAGCGGTAAGCAGTTTGCTGATGTACTGCGCTCGTTCGGTGTCGAGCCTAAGATGAAGATCAGCAAGACAACCGGAAAGCCCACGCTAGCACTTGCCAAGGGTGACCCCGAGTTCATCGAATTGATCGAGCATGAGGATTCATTCATCCAACATCTTTGTGCGGTTCGCCTTGGCACGAAGTCAACGATCGAGGAGTCTCGCATTCAGCGGTTCATTGACATTGGCATCCGCAACAAGGGCGCATTGCCCATACCCCTCAAGTACTATGGCGCACACACAGGGCGGTGGGCAGGCTACGACAAGGTTAACTTTCAGAATCTGCCGAGCCGTGACCCCAAGAAGAAAGCCCTCAAACGTGCGGTCAAAGCACCAGAGGGTTACGTCGTCATCAACTGTGACTCTTCTCAGATTGAGGCTAGGGTGCTGGCTTGGCTATCAGGACAGACTGATCTAGTAAAAGCGTTTGCAGACAAAGAAGACGTCTACAAGATCATGGCGTCTAAGATCTATAAGAAACCCATAGAAGAGATTAGCAAGGATGAACGCTTTGTGGGCAAGACTACGATTCTTGGCGCAGGCTACGGTATGGGTGGCAAGAAGTTTGTGATGCAACTCAAGGGCATGGGGCGCACCATTACCGAGTCAGAGGGTTCAAACATCATCGACGTTTACCGCGAGACGTACCCTGATATCAAGAACTTATGGAAGGAAGGCGACACAGTTCTCAACAAGATGGTGGAGAAAACCTTTGAGAAAGATACGAGCCTGTACTTTGGTGAACACAAGTGCGTCTTGGTAGACGAACACGGGATTACATTGCCCAATGGTTTAGGTATCCGCTACAAGAATCTACGCAAGGAAGACGAGACTATCGTGTCCGAGGTAGAGGATGAAGCCGACACAGTTAAGAGCCGTACTGTCTATGACTCTCGCAAAGGTTCTGTATCTATTTGGGGTGGCACGTTCGTAGAGAACGTGGTGCAAGCCCTAGCAAGGATCATCGTGGGCGAGCAGATGGTTGAGATAAACAAACACTATCAGGTTGTGTTGACTGTGCATGATGCGGCAGTCGTTGTCGTTCCCGAAGACGAGGCAGAGAAAGCGGTCAAGATAATAACTGGTCTCATGTCTACGCCTCCAGCGTGGGCGAGCGGGTTGCCTGTCGCGTGCGAAGCTGAATTTGCAGAAAGGTACGGAGACTGCTAATATTTAGCTCTCTAAAACCTTTAGTCAGGATTCAGTATGCAAGAAATCAAATGGTCGTATTCAGGTCTTAAAGACTTTATTAACTGCCCACGGCAGTACAACGAGGTCAAAGTTCTCAAGCGATACGAGAAGAAACCCACAGTCGAGATGCGGTATGGCACTCAAGTCCATAGTGCGCTAGAAGACTATGTGAAGGAGGGTAAACCCCTAGCTAAGAACTACGAGCATTTTGCCAAACAGCTAGACCCCCTGCGTGACATGGAAGGCGACAAGTACCCTGAGTACCGCATGGCGCTGACCATAGATAGACAACCCTGTACTTTTGGCGCAAAAGAATACTGGGTGCGTGGCATTGCTGACCTAATGGTGATCGATGGTGAGCAAGGTTACATCGTCGACTACAAGACCGGAAGCAACCGCTACCCTGATCCCAAGCAACTGCAACTCATGGCGTTGATGGGGTTTGAGTTTTTCCCCGAGGTCAAGCACTTCAAGGCGGGACTCTTGTTTGTTGCCCACAACGATTTCGTGACTTCTGAATATCAGCGTGAGAAAATAAACAAGTACTGGGATGACTTTGCGCCTTCACTAAAACGCTTGCAGTTGTCGTATGAGAATGGCGTGTGGCAAGAGAATCCTACGGCACTCTGCGGTTGGTGTCCTGTGACTGCTTGCAACCACTATAGGGGGAAGTAATGTCTACTGAAACTTGGTACTATGTTAAGAACGGCTATCTCTTTCGGCATGAAGAGAACGATGGTTATACAGTTATGCGAAGAGGACTAGAGCCTGTTGAGACACTGCTGTGTACTGTCGAGGAAGCGGAGATGCTGTTCCCCAAAGAACTCGACAAAGCATTAAAGGATACATATGGCATACGTGAACAAGCCTAGACCATACAAGAAAGAGTACCAACAACAACTTGCTCGCGGTGAGCATGAGCGTCGCATGGAACGTCAACGCGCACGTCGATCAATCGACAAGACTGGCAGAGATGGTGACCACGATGGTAAAGCTGACAGACGTGAGGGCAAAGACGTTGCGCACGTTAGAGCGTTAGACAAGGGCGGTTCAAACAAAGATGGTTTGCGTATTCAGAGCGCGGCACAGAATCGTTCGTTCCGTCGTGACTCTAAGGGAAACCTCGTATCAGAAATTAGCAAAAAAGAGCGAAAGAAAACTTGACAAACTAATTAACGCCCATATACTTGGGTTGTGACTGTAAGGCGAGGGTGAGTCACAGGGGGGTTTTCAGATTACTTTGACCCTATATAACTTCGTCAGTCAAGCGGCACAGCGGACTCCCCGCGCAACTCTCTCGTGCGTCAGGCTTGACACCTACAATTTAGTTTAAGGACAGTATGCAAGTAGTATTGGATAGCGCAGTGCAATTCAAAGCCCCGATTGAAGAGGCGGAGTTCATCTGCAAATGCATCGAGAAGAGTGAGATTCTAAAAACTGAATCAGGCTTGGCTGATGTAATAGTTAATTGGGAACTACCCGAGATGGAGCGTCTTGCTACGCTCGTACCGCGTGATGTAAAAGTTCCATCACCCATACTGAAAGAGTACAACTGGCCGGGGTTGTTCCAACCTTTCCTTCACCAAAGAGAAACAGCAGAGTTTCTTTCCTTGCGCAGACGCGCATTCTGTTTCAACGAAGCAGGCACAGGCAAAACATCTGCCGCGATATGGGCGGCTGACTACCTGATGAACAAAGGCATCATCCGCAGAGTGCTGGTGATCTGCCCTCTTTCCATTATGTTTTCAGCGTGGCAAGCTGATCTGTTCAAGACAGCGATGCATCGCACATGTGGCGTGGCGCATGGCTCTGCAAGCAAACGCAAAAAGATTATTGAGGGTGGCTACGACTTCGTTGTGATTAACTACGATGGTGTGGGCGTGGTGCAGAAAGAAATATCAGAGGGTGGCTTTGATCTCATCATCATTGACGAAGCCAACGCATACAAAACAACGTCAACGCAACGCTGGAAAATTCTTGCGCGTATCCTAAAGATGGATACGTACCTATGGATGATGACAGGTACGCCTGCGTCGCAGTCACCGCTTGACGCATTCGGTTTAGCCCGACTGGTCAATCCAAGCGGTGTACCTAAATTCGTAACGGCGTGGCGCGATAAGGTGATGCAACAAGTCACTCGGTTCAAGTGGTTGCCAAAGAGTACTGCGCGCGATGCAGTTTTCAATGCGCTTCAGCCGGCTATTCGCTTTGAGAAAGCGCAGTGCCTTGACTTGCCTGATGTTGTGTATCAGATTAGGGAAGTCCCTCTGACACCGCAAGCACAAAAGTTCTATCGTGACTTGAAGAAGGACATGCTCATCAAAGCGGCAGGCGAACAGATCAGCACTGTCAATGCCGCGGCAAGCCTTACGAAGCTATTGCAGATCTCGGGTGGCGCAGTCTACACCGATAGCGGTGAGGTCGTTGAGTTTGACATTGCACCGCGCAAGCAAGCATTGAAAGAAGTTCTAGAAGAGACAGAGCATAAGGTGATTGTGTTCGTGCCGTATCGACACACGATTGAAGTCGTCAGTAATTTTTTAACTCAGGAGGGATACACCAACGAAATCATTTCAGGAAGCGTGACTGCGCGAGAGCGTAGCGAAATCTTTAACAGATTTCAAACAGTGACAGACCCGCGTGTACTGATCATTCAACCACAAGCGGCATCACATGGCGTGACGCTAACAGCGGCTAACACAGTTGTGTTTTGGTCGCCCGTCATGTCAGTTGAAACATATTTGCAGTGCATCGCACGCATGGATCGTGTAGGACAACAAAACAAAATGACTGTTGTGCATCTTCAAGGCTCAGAAGTTGAGCGAAAAGTTTTTGAGATGTTGCAGAACAAAGTCGACTTACACGACAAACTAGTTGATCTGTATAAATTTGAATTGGAGATTGAAGACAATGGTTAACATGGAAGAATTAGTAAAAGCATACTTGACAATTCGCGGTGAACGTGAAAAACTCAAGGCACAATTTGAACAACAAGATGAAGCCCTCAAGGGCGACATGGAAGGTCTAGAGAAAGTAATGCTACAAGCTTGTAGTGAAGTCAACGCGGACAGCATCCGCACCCAACACGGCACAGTCATGCGCTCAGTCAAAGAGCGTTACTTCTGCACCGACTGGGACAACTTCAAAGAATTTGTTCTTGCGCATGGTGCGGTCGATCTGTTCGAGCGTCGCATTCATCAAAAGAACTTCAAAGAATTCATGTCTGAGCATAAGGACGAGGGTCTACCGCCCGGAGTGAATGCCATGCGTGAGATGGCTATTACAGTACGTAAAGCCACTGAGCGCGTTTAATTAAATCAGTTTTAAAACAGTCGGAGAAACATTATGAGTAACGAACTCGCAAACTTTTTTGAGAATAACCCAGCCCTCGTTGAACAAGGTCTGGACGAAGATACGCTTGCCGTAGCAGGCGGTGCAACAAAAGGCTCTAAGCGCATTTCGATCAAGGGACGTGTGTTCCGTAAAATTGTTGGCGGCAAGGAAGTCAGCGTCAACGAAGAGAATTGGATGAACGTCATCTTTGTAAAGATGGCACACGAAGCGTCACGTACTTGCTACGAAGGCGCATATCGTGAGGGCGAGAAGACTTCTCCTTCTTGCTGGTCTAGTGACTCTAAGAAGCCTGATGCGTCAGTGCCAACTCCAGCAGCCGCTTCATGCGACAACTGCCCTAACTCTGTTAAGGGTAGCGGTCAAGGCGGTAACGGAACCAAGTGCAAGTTGTCATGGCGCACCGCCGTGGTATTGCCTAACGATCCCGCAGGTGATGTGTATCAGTTGGTGCTGCCAGCGATGAGCGCATTCGGTAAAGAAGAAGGCGGCAAGTGGCCCTTCCGCCCCTACATTCAGATGTTGGCTAACAACAATGTGAGTGCAGGCAAAGTCATTACCAAGATGCAGTTTGATATCAAAGCCCCCGTGCCTCGCGTGTTGTTCTCTCCTGCTCAAGCAGTACCGCCTGAGTTAAAAGAGACGATTATGAAGCAGAGCAAGAGCATGGCGGCAGAGAGCGCTATTAAGTTGACTGTGTTCCAAGCGGACTCAGCCGATGAAGTGGAAGCACCTGCTACACCTGAACCCGTGAAGCGCGAGAGCGTGAAGAAAGCCGCTGTTGAGCCTGTTGAGGATGCAACAGAAATCATCAAGAAGTGGACTAAAAAATAATATGGCGCGACCCTACGGATTGGAATTACTGCAAGCCCTCGATAACGAACTAGATGGTCGGCTTGGTACAGAGTTAGCGCGGGTTTGTGTGAGAGCGAACCTGCCTACCCTGCACCTTGCTAACGTCTTTGGTGTGTCACGCATGACGATACACAGTTGGTTTCGTGGTAAGCCGATTCGTAGTGCCAAGCATGGCGCTATTGAACGCTTTATGAATAAGGTCGAGGAAGACATGAGGACGGGGATTCTGCCAGCAGTTAATCTTAAGGAAGCAAAAGTCTATCTAGCCCGATTTCGTAAGACATTCAAAAGCAAATAAGTTTGCTAGTTGGGCGGGCTAGTTCCCGCCCTTATTGTCTCTGCGATCCAATGACTAAACAATTTTACGAAACAATATCGCCTACGCAGGGCTACTACTGCGTGGCAGGGATCAATATGCAGGGGAAGATCATTCCTCGGTATTGCGAAACAGTAGACGAACTTCTTGAGCTGGTTGATTATTTCAACTCTCAAGACGGCATGAATACATACTTCACACCTAGCACGTTTGAAGGATTCAGCCGACAAGCAGTAAACAGTATCTACATCAAGTCCTTCTTCTTGGACATCGATTGTGGAGAAGACAAGCCGTATGCCACCCAAGAGGATGGCATGTTGGCACTCGATAAGTTTATCAAGGACTCAGGGTTTCCTGAACCGGTGCGTCTCAACTCAGGGAGAGGGTTGTATGCGTATTGGATCTTTGACGAGCAGATCGCTACATCAGTTTGGAAACCATACGCTGAAAAGTTCAAGAAGCTAGCGCTCGACCTTGGTTTTGAAATAGATACGAATGTTCCAGCAGATGCCGCACGACTGATCCGTTGCCCTGACACACTGAACTGGGGGAAAGCAAAGCGCCCCAACGTGCCGCCCTTACCGACGTCACTGCTGACAGACTTGATCACGTATCCGTTTGAGGATTTGACTGTTCTATTGGATAGCGTTGTGATCGATGCGCCCCCGGATGATGGTGTGTTTAGTCTCAAGAGTGTTCAAAAAGGTATCGATGACGAGACTCGCAAGATGCTCGGCATGGACAACTATGAATTCCGCTTTGACAAGATTGCTGTCGATAGCATGGAAGGCAAGGGCTGTAACCAACTCAAGTGGTATCTGACGCATCAGAACGATGCTGATGAACCAATGTGGCATTCAGTTCTAACTATTGCTGAAGCTTGTGTTGACGCCGATGAAGCGACACACATGGCATCCAATGAACACAGAGACTATACATACGACGAGACGGAGAGAAAGCGCAATGAGATACGCAAAGCCATTGAAGGAACGCATACCTGCACTGTTATTGAAGACAGATTCAAACACAAGAACCCAAAGGGATGTGACGGATGCCAATTCAAAGGCAAGTTCAGATCACCCTATGCCCTTGGAAAAACATTCCTCATCGCCAAAGCCCCAGTTGAGCCAGAGCCAGCAGAAGTTCCCACCAATGAAGCGGAGTCAGTTCGGGAGATTCCGAAAGACGCACCTCTCCACTTACCGGACTACCTAAAGCCGTTCGTCAAAGGTGTGCATGGCGGCATTTACTATCAGCCACCAACGAAGACTAACAAGGATGGATCAGTCACAGAGCATGACCCAATCCTGCTAACTAAGTACGACCTGTACCCAACCAAGCGTTTGTTCAGTCCGTATGACGGTGAGTGTTTAAGCATGAGGCTTGTATTGCCACGCGACGGTGCAAGGGAGTTTATGTTGCCGATGAAATCCGTATCGGCACAGGAAGAATTTAAAAAGATCATGTCCAGCAATGGCATATTTTTCGACAACCCAACGAAAGTGCAATTACTAATGACATACATAACCAAGTGGGGCAACTACATGATTGAGACAGACTCTGCTCAGACCATGCGCATTCAGCAGGGCTGGACAGAGACAGGCTATGTGCTTGGTGATAAAGAGTACCACCCAAATGGAAAGGTCAGCGAATGCCCTCCATCACCACTGTCTAAACCGATTGCAAATCTGCTAAAGGCTAAAGGCACATACGAAGGCTGGCGCAAAGCGGCTGACATGTTGAACGACCCGGGCTACGAGTTCCATGCGTTTGCATTGTTATATGCTTTAGGGTCACCACTGCTTAAGTACACCAACGTGCATGGCGCAGTTGTAGGCTTGCTCGGTGAAACAGGCGTTGGTAAGTCAGGCGCGTTGTACGCTGGTCTGAGTGTGTTCGGTGAGCCTAAACCCCTTGCAGTCATGGAAGCCACGGACAATGGTTTGATTCAGCGTATGCTGACTCTCAAGAACCACATGTTTGGTTTGGATGAGTTCTCTAATGCAACAGGTGAGTCACTGTCCAAGTTAATCTACGCGCTGTGCGCAGGTCGCGGCAAGATTAGATTGCAGTCATCGACAAATGCGGAGCGCCCTCTGGCACTCATGTCCTGTTTGTTGTCTATGATTAACATGAACCAATCTGCACGGGAGAAGATCGCGCAGTACAAGAAGAACGTGGGCGCAGAAGAAGTGCGCTACTTGGAGTTCACAGTTAAGAAGCCATCAGTTGCTGGCTATGAGTTAGACGACAAGCGCGGCATAGAGATGTTCGAGCCGTTCCACTACAACTATGGTCATGCTGGCCCACGCTTCATTGCCGCCCTGCTCAACTTACCTGAAGAAGATGTGCGTGAGCGCATCAACCGCTGGAGACTGCGCTTGTCTACAGAACTCACTAACTCAAGTGAGTACCGCTTCATCAACAGTATGTATTCGGCTGTGTTTGCTGCCGGAGAAATTGCCGTAGAAGAAGGCATCATCAACATCGACATTGAGCGTGTGTATCAGTACATGCTGGTCGAGACCCGCAACCTCATCAAGCAGAACACAACTCGCGGCATCGACTACGAGAATATGCTCGGTGAGTTCTTGAACCAGAACCTGCAAAGCATGTTGGCTTTCCGTGACGATAAAGTTGTTATGGAACCTCGCAATGCGCTGATCATGCGGGCTGATGCTGATCTAGGGATACTGCAGATTGCCAAGACCCCACTCAAAGAGTTCCTTGCAAAAGGGCAAGCGGGTGTCAAAGCATTTGAAGAGGCGCTCAAGAACAGCGGTGTCTTGGTTAGTACTGACAAGAAGGTACGCCTTGGCACGGGATGGAAGGCCGCGGCGGGCATAGCGAGTGTCTATGTCTATGAGTTCAAAACGGATTTAAGCGGAGTAATGAAGCATGTCAAAGAAGAAGAGCCCACCGGAGGCGCCGCCACTGGAAGAGCCGGAGTGGATCTTTCCGTTTAGTCAGATGCAAGTGGGGCAGAGTTTCTTTATACCGACTCTGCGCCCTGCATACATGCTGTACGCAATACAGAATGGCGCTAAGCGCGAGGGTATAGGCGTCAAAGTGTACAAGACAACCGAGGATGGATTCCTCGGTGTCCGTGCATGGCGTATCAATTAGGGCTTTATGTCAAGCGATGCAAACTCATTCAGGATGCCTCGCTTGACAATGTTTTCGCCTAGCGTCAGGTAGCGTAGCATCTGCGACCGTTCTGCCTGTGTAAGTTCCTGCATCCTGCGCACAGTGTTCTTCTGCTCTTGGAACTCTTTGAGAGTGCCGTTGATTGCAGAGTTGTAGTGCTCAACAATGAACTCATGCGTAGGATTCTTAGACAAGTACTTAGCGTAACGCTCTGGGTCATCCTTCAGAGTCTTGATTGTGCTGGAAATATCTTTAATCTCCTTAGACACTTTTGCAAACTCTCGGGCGTCGACGTTAGACACTGCACCAAAGAATCGGTCAAACAGGATCGTGTCGGTGCGGGGGTCAAACTCTTTGTTGCCGACCATACCCTGTGCAACATTGACGCCGTTGTGCATCACCCGGGCCAGGCCGTCTGCGTAGTTGTTAGCAAAAAAATACATTACGTTAGGTGACACAGGTACACCGGTAATATCGTACAGCATTTTTGCTGCACCTTTGTACAACTCAGGCACATTGTCGCCACCGACAAACACCTCACTTACTCGGCTCTTCTGAGCGTTGTAAATGTCACGACCCAGCGCGTCTGTATTCATCGCGTACTCAATCATGGGGCGCAGGATAGAGGGGGCAAAAGTATCTGCCAACCACTCGGCAGGCTTCTCGTATTTGTCAATTCTAGACACCGGTACGGGCAAGAATGAGTCCTGTGCAACCTCCATGATGTTGCTTAGCATACCGAAGAAACTGCGATCTCCCTCTGGGCGCATGACTGCGCCATGTGCGTAGCCTGCCATTTGAGCGCCAGCAGAAGCAAACGCGCCAAGACCGAAGCCCCAAGGCAGTTGGAATACAAAGTCTCTGTCGCCCACACGGAAGTGGAACCGTGCATAGCGGGTGTAACGAGCCATGTCATCAGTCACTGCTTTATTGCGACCCAAATCGTCATCGCCACCAGCAACCGCGCCCATCGCATAGACCATCATGCCCATGCCAATCAGACCACCAACAACTGCACGGGCGTGCTTCTGACGTTTGTCGTGTTCCTTCTTGTACTTCTCAACGGCTTCAGGGTTTTTGTAGACCCGCTCACCATCTTTGAACTCGTAGGCGTATGTACCCTGATTAGGTAGCATCTTCACGGCCTTGTCTGCACTGACAAATGCGGGAGCCAAAGCCTCGATTGCACGCACTGCACCTGTAGCGGCGGGGCGGAAGAACATGAACATAGCGCCCATAGCCTGACCCCACTCACCGACCTGTTCAAAGTTTGCTAAGTTTTTGCCATCACCTACGGCCTTTTGCGTTGCCTCCGCTTCGTCCATACCTTTCTTCATGTACTGCTCTTTGAGTACACGGTATGCAGCTACGCGGCTAGCCAATTCAAAAGAGTCAGACCACATGTCAATGACTTTATCCGCACCTTTTTTGGTTTTGATAAAGACGTTATTGCCCTTGACGTCTGCTTCAAAGTCTTCAGCCAAACCTTCGGCAGTCAAGCTCTTAATGTAGGAAACCTTACCGCCAGCATTTACATAATCATTGAGATCTCTAAAGTCGGGATCCGTCTTTGCAAGGCGCTCGATCTCACCAAACTTCTTAGCTGTGTAGAGCGCAGAGAACTTACCGGCTTTGTACAAGCCGCCATGAAGAACCTGCTGACCGATCAACTGCTTCAGGTAGTTAGCGCCAATGCCCCAGCCTTCTTTAGCAGCTATGTTGAATGTATTAGTTAATCCATCAATCAAGAAGTTAGCCGGCGCAAATGGGATGTTGTAGCGGGTGTGCATCTGCCCAAAGAAGCTTGTCGCAGAGTTAAGCACGCTCACCACGGGGTTTGATTCGCGGTACGTTCTGCGGATAGCTTCACGCAAATGTGGGTCATCAATGGTGATAACCGTAATAGTTCCATCAGGCTCGTAGTGGAAGATCGCGTTCTTGCCACGCAACTTAGCAACGTCTACGTCACCTTTGTATCGGTCTTCAAACTTAATCTTAAGTTTTGTTGAACCCTTGATCATGCCGGAGTCAACGGCGTTCTTAAGCGCCAGCGTCAAGCCCTGTGCATCTACACCACTGCGACCAGCGCGAGCTGCGGCATGTGTTGCATCAAGCATTGCCTGAACAATTACGTTGTTTGAATCAGAGATACGACCTTCAAAAGTGTTCTGTGCTTCCTGCAGTTCTCTACCAGCGCCTGTGCGCACGTCAAACTGATCGTCAATTACTTTATTGGCACGGCCCTTGAACGGCACATAGTGTTTGAAGTCATACAGCTTAACGACGTTATCCACTGGCTGCGACCAATAGTTTGCCTTCTTATTCAGCTCAACGGTCTTGTCCTCAAGCTTTTGAATCTTCTCAAGGATTGCATCCACTTCAGCTTTGTACTTATAGTTCTTGTACTCGTCATAAGCGGCTTGGCGTGAAGGCAAGTCATAGTTAGCAATCACGTTGTACTGAGTGCTCTGCTCATCAGCAGAAGTATAGACTGCGCCCTTAGTTCCAATCTGGGATGGTGCGGCAGGATCAGTAGTCCATGAGTAGCCGTTTACAGCGTCAAGGTTTCCGCCTTGGCTTGTTGGCTTTGCAAACTTCTCAAGCTCTGCGCGGTAGCCTTTGATCTCGGCTTCAGTCATCTTATCACCCTTGCGGAACTTCTGGATGATCTCTCCGCGACGTGTAGCAGACGCTAGGTCAAGGGGCGCGTAGAACAAGAACTTAATGTGACGACGCTCACGCTCGTGCAATGTGCGACCAAAGACGTGCATCGTCTTCAACGTGCGGTCAAAGTCTACGCCAGCTTTGTCAGCCAGCTTCTGCATCATGTCGTGGATAGACTGAATGTCCTGCTCAAGTTCGCGCTCGTATATGTTACGCGCACGGCCTGTGGACATTGTGATCTCGTTGTACACAGCATTAATCTTCTCGCCCGCGTAGATAACCTTGTTAGCCATTTCCTCTGCGGCTTCCCATGCTTTGATCGCATGGCGGTTGTTTGCGAAGCGACGAATGATCTCCCTGCCACCCTCTGCGGTTGTGAAGAGTTTATACAGGTTTTGCTTTGTCCTTGGCATCTGCGAGCCGGGTGCGGTATCGACTTGATCTTCAAACGTAGCAGTAGTCTCGGTCTTTGGTTGATTCTTAGGCCCTGCGGGTTTAGCTGGCGCAGGTGTAGCGGCTGTAGTTGTTGGCGGCGTTGGTGGTGTTGGGGGCGCAGCGGCGCTTCCTTGCGTTGCCAATACTGGGACTTCTTCTACAGCTTCGGGCGCAACCATGATGTCGTTAAAAGCCGCGGCAGCTTCTATCAGCAAGTTACCTTTATAACCGGGCTGCGTATAGATATCTTTACGCAGGTTAGTGATACCACCTTTAGTAATGGTCGCACCGACACGAGCTTCCATACCCGGAAGCAGGCTATCCATAGTTTCGTTAAACGGAATGCTCTTAACGCCAGCAAGGGCGGCTTCGCCTTCGCTAATGCCTTCGTCAAAAGCTGACTCTTCGTCTTTGATGGCCTCGTCAGCGCCTGTGAGCAATGCAATCTCATCAGGTAGGGGCGGCCCCTTCTCTTGCATCCGTTCAATGAACGCTTCATCCGCTTCTGTTATCTTGTCCCTTGCACCTTTGGGCAGCGCCTGCACGCCTGTAGTAACGCTTCTGTCGCCGTACTTCTCAACGGGAACTAGATAGCCAGCCTTTCTCTTGCTAGGCGTAAAAGCCTTGTAGATGTAGGCGAGGGTTGTAGTGAATGCATCCCATATAGTCTTACCTGTGGGGAACTCATAGTCACGCAGTACTTGTCCTACTCGGGCGCCTCGGGCGCGGCTTGTAGCGCGGACTGCATCATCTAGCTGTATCTTGACAAGTTCATTCTGGAACTTTAGATCAGTCATTGAGTACGCAACGAACTCATACAGATTCTTAAATGCCGCTGGGAACTTCTTACCCAGTCTGCTTTGAGACAAAGCAAAAATTGTTTGCAAGTGCTCAACACCCTTGCGCTGTCTTTCAGTTAAGACAGACGGATCTCTAAAGAACTGACGAATGATCTTGGCCGTAACTGCATGTGTTAATTCATGCAAAAATGCGGTCTCTGTAAACCCAAACGGGCCAAACGTCATTGTGTTTGTTTTGGGGTCGTACTTAGCCAGACCTTCTTTGGGATCAAGGTTTTCGTCAATTACTACATTAATCTTAGTGTCACCAATCGTAGACAGTAGGGACTCGGCAAGGTTGCGATAAACCTTTGAACTCATCTCACGAGAGACACGAATCAGTTGCCCTGCAAGACTACCCTCACGCACCAACGTGCCACGCTTGTATTTAAGGCGCTCTTCGGCAGTTTTAACTGCCTCTCTAACGGCTTTCTCAATATCAACTGGATCTTTACTAAGAACCTTATTAACTAATACACCATCCCGTTGTAACTTTTTACGTTTGTTATCAGCAACAAGTTTTAGATACTCTTCTTGTTTAACTTTTTGCTTTTTAATCTCTGCTTTGGTAACACCCACACGGGTGAGAGGCGCAGTCTTAGCGCCACGAGCGTTATCTGACAACCATTGAAGAACACCTTTAACATCGCCATCATATAAACGACGAACCATTTGCGCAGTTAACGCATCGCCTTGGCTCTTAGGATCGTTCTCAATCATTGCCTCAGTTGCAGCGTGCATCTGCGCAATCAAATCTTCTTTAGCTTGCTGCTCTCTCTGACGCTTTTCTTCAGCCTCTGACTGAGAAAACTTTGTTTCTGTTTTGCGTATCTTGCGGAAAGCGAGCTCTTGTTCTGCAGGGCTGCCTCGCTGCACTGTGTCACGGTATACCTGTTTGTTTTCTTCAGACAAGCTGTTCCAGTTGGGCAACGTGCTTGGCTTGTTCTGCTCGTATTCGTGCTGAGTCTCAAATTCTTTTTGAGTTTGTTTCTCGGCAGCTTTTGCCGCGGCTTCTGTCTCTTCTTTGGAAGCACCATTACGCTTGGCTTCATTACGCGCCTTCTTACGCGCTTCGCGTTGAGCTTCAAGCAGATCGGCGCGGTACTCTAGCAGACGCTGAGTAGCCTTAATGTGTTCTGATACGCTGTTGCCAAACTTTGCAGCTTGACCGCCAAAGTAGATACCCTTTTCGTAGGGTGTTAAATCGCTAAACGAAGGCAGTTTAAGCAAGCTGCCTAATTGTTCCGTGACAAACTTCTTGTCATCTTCAATATCTTCTTCAGTAGCGTTGGGTAATTCACCCTGCTCACTAATCAGATCCTCTGCAATCTGTTTAGTAGACTGTTCAATATTTTCAGAATGCGCTTGGCGTTGCTCGTCATACAGTTTGCGCTCGTCTTCACTCAGAGCATACAAACCCTCGCGCTTTTGTTGACGTAACTCATCAACAGTCTTTTGCAAATCTTCATCGGTCTGACCCGCAACTGATGCCTTGTCTGACAACTCTTGGAATGCGCCGCGTTGAGCAGCTGGCGCTTTTTCTTTTGCCCGCTCTTTCAGTGTGTCAACGTCGTTCCAGAAGCGGTTGTCGTCAAACCCAGCGTCAGAGGCGTAGTCAGCGAGGTCAAGTTTAAATCTACCAGCAGCGGCTTTAATTTCTGCGGCTTGCAAGTCAGTGTAGAAGCGGTCTTCGTCAAGGCCGGCTTGCGTGATGTAGCTGTCGTAGTCAAGCCCGTACCACTTTGCTTGCTGACGCTCTTCCTGTTCAATTGGATCTTCAGCGCCGATCGGCAGATCCGCGGGATCTATTTTCTGCTGCTTACGTCTGTTGCGTAGGGATTGCGCTTGGCTTCCCTTCGTTTGAACATTTACTGCAGGGGGCTGTCCTCCTGCTCCTGTAGGAGGCTTTCCAACATCCGACTCAGGAGAAACCACTCCATCTCTTGGAGGTGTCGCAGCTCCTTCGGTATCGGTTCCGGTAGTGGATTGTAGATCCACGCCAGCGCCTTCTCCACCTGTTGATTCGATAGGTTTTGTAGCATTTACACCCCCTGCGGCAGTCAGTCCTTCGATACGTTTAACAAGGTTGTCTCTTGCTGTAACAATGTTTTTATGGAAAGGGCTAGAGGTATTTCCACTTGTTTCGTTTTTGTTAATGGTTTCGTTGTACTGCTCCAGAATACCACTAAGTTCATCTAAGTTAGTACTGCTCTTAGCAATCTGGCTACGAGACTGTTTTTTAACCGCTTCTTTAATTGCGTTGGGTTTTTGTTCAACCTGCTCAGTAGCTTGTCCACCCTGTTGAATTACGTCAAGCGCATCGGCTTCTTCAGCAGTTTTCTTAACTTCAGCAGCCTCTTTGCCACCACCGCTAGCGATACCTGCCGCACCGCCCATACCTACAGCGCCAAGCGTAGCCTGAGCTGCAGTCTCACCAAAGCCTTCAGTAAGTGCTTGTTTAGGATTAACTTGACGCATCGCCAAGTTCTGCAGTGCGCGACCACCAACCTCTTCAATGTTCTCACCGGGGGTTTCTTTAACCGCGCCAAGGAGTGCACCCGTGATACGACCCATGCCTGTTTTCTCACCAGCCAGCGCACGTTCAAACGCTTGCGAACCGGGAAGTTTTTGAGCTAACAATGACAGAGCCGCACCGCCAAGACCAGCGGCACGAGCGTAATTAATCGTTGCATCTGCCGCCTCTTTCTCACCCATCTTCTGTTCTTCGGTGAGATACTTATACATGGCTTCGTAAGTACCTGTACCTACATCTGCGCCCTGCTGAACTGCGGCAGTTCTCACCGCAGACTTTGCGCCTAAATCAACAGCGGCTTTCTTAGCAGCGGCTTCGGCTTCTTGTTTGGCTACGCCAGCCGCGGCCTTTTGTGCGGCGGTGCGCAGTGCAGCGACTTCAGCGGAAGCAGCGGGAGTACCAATAGCTGCAAGAGCAGCGGGTAGTTGTTGTGGTAATTGCTCAGCAAAGAAGTTAGCTAGCAGTGCGGGGTCAGAAACAGTTTGACCGATTGAGGCTTTAAAGGCTTCCCACTCGCCCTTCTTCTGTGCTTCTTGTACAGCACGTTGCGCAGCCGCTTCCCTTGCTTTAAGGCCAGCAGACTTTAATCCCTTGCCGTATTCCTCAAGTTCTTGAGCCGCGCCATAGATACCAGTTTTTGAGAAGTCTCCCGTAGCCAATCCGTAAAGTTGACCGGGAAATTGACCGAGGCTACCCAAGCCGGAAAGCAAGCCAGCACCTACGTCACTGACTGCTTCGCCCATAGTACGCTCTTTAGCCCTTGCCTCAACCCGCGGCATCTCCCGCGCCATCATCTGTTGAGCTTGCTCTGGCGTAGTGCCCTCTGGTACTTCAAACCGAGCAATTCGGCCATCAGGCATTTCAAAGCGTGCTATTGGCATATATTAAGATTTCTTAGATGGCTCAAAACCTAAAAATTTAGCGCCGCCTGTTGTAGGCGCAGGCGCACCTGTTGGGGCAGCGGCGGCACTAGAGCCAGCAATCCCTGACAGAGGAGCCAAGATCATATCAATTCTATGCTGGGCTTCTTCTGCTCTATCCAAAGCAGCTGCGGCTTTATCTGGATCTCTGTCTTTTAGTGCCTCGTACACCATTCTGTGCATCTTAGCTTCTTTTGCAGCCGCGTCAATTGCAGGGCGCTGAGCAGTTATACCAGCTTGCGCAATCCTAATTTGTTGAGCACGCTCGCCTTGCTTAAGTTTTTCAAGCTGATAGTTAGCTTGCTGTTGTTGAGCATCGCGTCGTGCTTGGGCTGACAAATTAGCTTGCTGTAGGCGTGCCGCATTAGTCGCATCAACATTGAGCATACTAGCTGCAGACTGAGCAGCCGCGCGGCGACGTGCGTCAACTTCTTTGTATGCAGCCATGCCTTCTTTGACCAGCTCCTTATTACCGCTGATCTTGGCATCGGTAATAACATCACGTAAACGATCCAACTCTTGCAAGTAGTCAAGGTCTTGTGCAGCGTAGGCTTCACGAGCTTTAGTAGCACCAGCGCCAGCCTGCGCCAACACCATGCCAGCACCACCACGGATGGGAGCACCACCCACTGCCTGCAAACCTTTAACCCACTCAGGGGTGCGGGCAGCTTGAGCAGCAGCAATTGCTTTTTCGCGTGCGTCAATACGGCCCTGTTTTTCAGCGAGAAGCGCATCAAGACCAAGAGTTTTCTTAGTCCAGTCAACCGCCTTTTCGCGTTCAGTTTCAGGGTTAACAGCAAACTCACCCTTGAGGTACGCCCGAGTTATAGCATCTAGGCTATTAGGATCAACTTTTTGCGTAGTGCCACCGCCACCACCAACTCCAGCACCGCCGCTAGGTTTTTTACCAGCTTGAGCCGCAGCAATTTGTTCAGCAATAATCTCATCCATGCTACGACGACTGCCTGCACGATCGGGGCCGGGCATTGGAGCAACGCCCTGCGCTAAAGCTTCAGCAGTGGGAGTTGTATTAATCGGTTGTCTAGGCGTAGGTTTAGAAGAAAAATCAGACTGAAGTCCATAGCCCGGTGCGCTAACAATATGTTTAAGCGCCTCAAGACCCGCACTACCTGCCATTTTTGGAATACTAGCAAGTGCATTACCAACTTGCTCAAAATAAGAAGATTTGTTTTTACGGGGTTCATCATTCCCTGCTTCTTGAATTGCCGCAGCCAAACCAGCGTTATCACTCATAGCAGACAACATAGGGTTAGCCGCCAACGCCCGACGTTGTTCAGGCGACATAGCCTGAAGATCTTGCATAGCCTTCATGCTTGCGATCGAACCACCAGTAACAGTCGCAAGGGGTACAGCGGCCCCCGAAACAGTTTGACCTATTGCTGAAGAGGCGCTTGTTCCGGGTCTCCAAATTGGTTTAGTAAACCCACGGCGTAACATATCAACCGCCATTGCTGATGACATACCATATGGGAGGCTAAGAGCCGACGCTGCTGTTAAACCCGCGGCTGTTTTTTCTAGAGTTTCTTTGTCCATGCCTTCATCTTTAGCGGGTCGGCGCTCAGACGTGCGCTCCTCTAAACGACGTACAAGCTCTCTAGCCACTTTTGGATCTAACGGTTCTCCGTTTGGATCTTCTACAAGACTTCGGTTGTTTTCTTCTGTTGGCTCAGCAAATGCAATGATGCCGCCAGTAGAGTAGTTGCGACCAAGGTTAGACATGAGCTGATCAATACTGCCACCACGCGCAGCCATCACAGGACGCTGAACCATTTGTTGAGGCATCTGATTAGCTTGAGCCATTTGCTGCTGTTGAATACCCAACAGTTGGCGTAGCTTTTCCATAACAGAGGGCTGCGCACCACCAGCTTGCATGGCTTGCTGATTCTGAGCACCATTACGCAGTTCAGCAATCTTCTGCAAAGCGATTGCTTCCTCTAGATCAGGAGGAATAGAACCGGGCGGTTGCTTCTGTTGTGCTTGCTGAACCTTTGCATTTAAGGGCTGTGGGTTGCCCTTGTATGTGTCAACAAGTTGGTTGATTCCAGCCATCATAATTATTTTCCTTTAGCCAATGCCTAATTTTTTCAACGCTGCCGCTAGGTCTTGCGCACCTGTTGTACCCGTAGTGGGGAACAAACCAGCTACGCCACCCGCACCGGCAAGGATCTGTTGTAAAGTGCTAGGCTGAGCCATGTTAATGCTTTGTGCATTAGTAGGTAAGCCCTGCAACAATGACTGTTGGAACTGAACCATCTTATAGGGGTTTGCCCTAGCTTCTTCAAACTGCGCTTTGTCAGCAGCGATGCCTTCAGATTCAATACCGCGTTGAACATTTCCAGCTTCTAGTTGTGAAGCAAGATTAGCCAACCCAGCTTGGTTTTGCTGATAACCCAACTGACCTTGAGCTTGAGCAGCCTGCAGTCCAGTTTGCAATCCTTGCAACCCGTAGTTAGCACCAAATTGACGAGCCTGCTCACCAGCTTGCTGCCCTGCCAAACCGTACTGAGCACCCAATTGCGCAGCAGTCATACCTTGTTGAGCACCAAATTGAGCTTCCTGCATCTTGCGTTGCTGATCAGCATTAAACTGCTGCATCGCGTTTGTATATGCAGTGTTGTAGCCCTGACCTGTGATGTTGGCTAAGTTAGTGCCTAAGTTACGTTGAGTCTCAGCGTCCATGATAGCCTGACGGCTACCACCAAAAGCACCAGCGCCAGTCAGTTTGGCTGCGTTCTGCATCTGAGTAATCTGAGACTGACGACGAGCTTCGGCGAGCTGTGGATCAAGCGATTGCTGCAAATACGGATTCATGTACGTCTTCGCAACGTCAGACGTAAAGTCAGTAGTCATGGGTTTGTACGCAGTGGGCGCTGTGTACTGATTGCCAAACGTAGTAGGTGTATAAGACAAACCTTGCGCTGCGGTAGAAATATTTCCCGCTTGAGTAGCGGCATCGCTCATAGCCGTGGGGGTTGTCAGACCTGATGCTGTCTTAAACGCACCTGTTTGCAGCTCAGAAGGGCCGGCAGTTAATGGGCCTGTGTATGCCTCATAAGGCATGTTAGCTAGGGCTTGACCTTGGCCCAACATGTTAGTTACATAAGGGCCAGCCCAGTTAGAAAGCGCGGATTCTGTACCTGTAACACCAGCGTTGGCAGCAGTGCCAACACCCGAAATGCCACCACCTTCTAGATAGTGTTTAACGCTACCGCCCTTGGCATACGCAGAGGCTAAGCCACCGGGCATGAACTTGTCGGGGTTGATCTTTTTACCTTGCTTCTTTGTACCGGTGCGTGCCATACGAATTTTGTCCATCATTTGATATAGCTTTTGGGCTCCAGCATCAGAGTTGCCATTACCCAAATGAGACACAACATCCGCAGGGACAACAAACTCACCGTGGCTAAGCGCAGCAGGCTGGCTTTCTCCAATTTGCGCAGGAATTTTATCCGCCATACCATCTGTACCGCCTTGTAAGTAACGACCCCTTGCCATACCGCCCCCAGCAAAATAATCTTGATAGTAATTATCTGAGGAAGCTTTATCGCCACCCAGAGCCGCATTGTATTGAGCTTTAACATCAGCAGCAGAAACGCCGGTGGCTGCTGCAACGTCTTCCGGTGACCAACCCAATGCCTGCATAGTCTCTGCAATAGAACGAGTATCGCCTGAAGCCAATGCGGCTTGCGTGGCAGGGTCTGCAAAATACTGATAAATGCTATTGCTTGTATCTAAGCCGGTGGGGGCTTGAGTCTCATTTTTTGTACCCCCAATAATGTCAGCCACTTTATTTGCAACTGATCCAAGATCGGTTGGTGGTAGAAAGTTTTGCGTGGCAGCTGCCGATGTAGGATTAGCCGTATAGTTTTGGGCTGCCGCATATTTAGCCGCGTTATTAATATCGCGCTGTTCAACGCCAGTAGCTGCCATAGCAGCCGCAATTTCTTCTGGGGTGTGACCAGCCGCTTGGTAATCCAAGATGTTTTTGTACAGTTGATCCAAGCCCATGTCGTGAACAACTGCGTACTCTTTGGCAGCAGATGAATTCATGCCAGTCATGGCACGAGCAACATCTTCGTCGTTCACGCCAACCGCTTTCATGGCATCTTGTATTTGCGTGTTTGTGGCATACGGGTTTTTCTCTAACCACGTTTGAATATTTTGATTCAGCCCCTGCAACCCCATGTTATTGGTCAAGGCGTACTTGGTAGCATCAGAAAAATTGCTGGTTCTTAAAGCTTCTTGAAGATCTGCATTACTAACATTAAACTGCTTCATAACCGCATTAATCTGATCTTGGGTCGCCCTTGGGTTGTCAAGAATCCATTGATTAATATTGTTTAAGTATTGAGCGGGGGTCAATCCGGCGGCAATAGCTTCTTGGTAACCCTTAGAGCCAAGGTTAGCTACGGGCGTAGCCGCATTAGTAGCGGTGTTAGCAGCTGTATTGGTAACCACGGGCTTAGTAGTTGTGGTAGTTGCAGCGGGTAAAGCCGCCGCTAAGCCCGTCGCAAGGCCCGCAAGTCCGCTGACTCCACCAGAAGTACCAGACAGATTAACCAAAGGATCAGCGCCTGTCGATGCACGTGTGTAAGTTACATTGCCACCATAATTAATACCGCCTTGGCCGGGACGTCGGATAGAGCCATCTGGATTAACTGTAGGGGGCGCGGTCAGCATTGTGCGTGAAGCTGACAAGTTAGGAATACCGCCTTGGTATCCTGTAGGCGTTGTTTTGGAATTCATTGCGCCCAGCAGACCAGCCAGACCACCACCTACAGCGCCAAGTGCTTGCAGGTTTAAATTGCCTTTACTATCTGTAAAGAGGTTCTTTACAGTATCGACCAGACCTGTTGGAAAACCAGACGTATCAGCGACCGTTAATGCCCTTGTGTTACCGCTGTTGTCAGCGGCGGCAGTTGCGTTTGTCGAGCCGTAGACATTGGATAATTTGCCAGTACCATCGCCAATGCCATCATCTAGCGAATAAAACTTAGATAGATCATCACCACTAGTGTTTATCCCAGAATTAATATCGCTTAAGCTAATTTCATCAGGCATTTTGTTTTCCTTTGTCTGCTTCAAGAGAAGCTAGTTTGTAAGAGATATCATCCCCAAACAGGTTTTCCATTAATTTTATATGGGCGTAGGGATCTTGAACAGGGGCTACAGAAGTTGGCTGACCATCAGCGGCAAGTAATGGTAATAGTTTAGACAGGTCTAATCCTGCTGCAGCGGGCGTAGTGGTCTTACTGCCACCACCACTTCCGCCACTGCTACCACCGGGTAGCGCTCCGGCGCTTTTCATAATTTCATCGCCCGTCAATGCTGTTTGAGAGTTAGGCAAATAGCTCATGTCCAGCACGTTGCCGTTTTTGTCAGTCCATACATTAGGACTAGTCTGGTTATATTCCCACTCAAGATTGGGATCAATATTCCCAGTCTCATAACCAAGCGGGTTTCTTAAGCCGCCAAGAGCGTCTTTAACATATTGCCCAGTGATCTCATCGTAGTAGCCCGAGCCGGTGACACCCGCAGTTCTTGCTATTGGGTCAGACCAACCTTCACCGCCGGGGGTAAAGTAGCCTTCAGTAAAGTCTTTAGGATTTACATTCCAGCCATCAAAGCCAGAAGTCAGGGCTTGCTTGCCAGCGGATAAGCCTTGGCTTAACAAAAACTTTTCAAGGTCAAATTTACCTTGATTGGTCACAAAACTGCTAGCGGCTTTAGACGCAATATCAGTTCCGGTTTTACCCAATATGTCTTGGACACCTTCCATTCCCGACACCGCGTTACCAGCTTGCCCACCTAGATATGACAAGAACGCAGACTTAGCAATATCCCCAACATCTTTACCCATTGCTGCATTTAACGCGGCTGTCCCTGCTGGGCCACCAAAATACGCAGCGCCAAGTTGAGCAGCGGCATTAAGCAGTTTGTTATCGCCTAGCATATTAACAAGGTCGTTGGATGATGCGCCTTGCGTGTAAAAAACAGGGTTTCCCTTGGCATCAAACTGAACGCCAAAACCTGTATTGCCTTTACCTTCGTAAGAGCCCGACCAGAGATTGCCGCTCGTGCGATCACCATAACCTGAAACCAGTTGTTGTCCAGTTAATTTATTAACAATACCGTTTTCGCCCCGACCAACTTGAGAGATGTCTGTAATGCCGCTTTTAGCTAAGTCATCAGCCATATATGACGCAGCTTTTTGTGGGTCAAGTCCACCCGTCCACTTAGAAGTAGTTCCTTGCGCAAGAATCTGTTGCGTTAGTTTCTTGACGTTTTCTGCGGTGTAGGTATCTGCCATGTTTAAACCTTAAGGCAAAGCTGAGACAAAGGTCGAAGTCACGATGATAGAGGGCGACGCTGGATGCACGGGCGTTGTGCCGGGCGGATACGTAGCTGCAACAGTATTGCCTGTATCCGATGCAAACAAAATTTGGATGTAGTCGCCAGCGTTCATCGGCTGCACCAAGTTCCAAGAGATGATGGCGGTGCCCGGGTATCCCCCGTGAATGGCAGGAACAGTAGCAATACCCGCGCTGTAAGGAATGTCTGCTCCATTTAGCCGGAACCAAATAGTCACGTTGTCAATTGTGTTGTCAAACGTCAGCATCTGGATACTGAACTGAATGTTATAGATGCCAGCAGTAGCATGGACAACTTTAGTAGGATCAGCAGAGTCAATAGCCACGCCATTGCTTACAGTTGTTTTTAACAACGTCAAGGGCAAAGTTGACGCAGAAGACGCAAGCGTCTGGGCTTCAGATACAGAAACACCCGCAGTGTGCGCCACATTGGTTGAACCGTATGCGCCGCGAGTAATGCCGGTAAAAGTTGTGGCTGTTTTACCTGTGTACTTAATCAGCTCAGTACCAATAATCAAGCCACCGGAAGAAACAAACCCAGCCGTAGACGTAACCTGAATCGGCGTTGTGCCGTTGTTTGTCATGTTGGCGGTTAGCGTTGTGTACCCGTCTTGATAAAAAGCACCGTTGGGAAATTGAATTCCAGACCCATCAATCGCGCCCGAGCCTGTTTTTAACTGAGCCAGAATAGCGTCTAATCGGTTAAAGTAAAGACGCAAAACGTTGTTAAGCTGATCAGCATACTGCTGGCTATATTCTGGCGTAGCCAAAGGCAAGTTTGGCGCAGCAACTTGGTTGAGTTCATACTCAGAAGTAACAATGTACGTCATGAATTACCTCTCCTACCGTCTTGCTTGATATCAATACGGGGAGAACCAAGTTGCCATGTGCAGCCCAGCTGGTTGGACTCAACCTGAATAATCATTTGACGGCCACGCACCCGAACATATACCTGCCCAGTAAACTGTTCAATCACGGAAGTCGACGTGCGCGTAACGGTTGCATCTGGATTGCCGCCCAAAGAGATTGGGTTGTTGTATCCAGAGCCGGAGTTCTGCATTGGGATCAGAGTCATTGTGACTTGTGGTGATGCAGTATTAGAGCCACGGAATGTAATGTCAGGCAACATCCTCCAAACAAATCCAAAGTGATCGCCGTCGTCAATGTCAAATTCGGCAGAAGCAATCAGAGCTTCAATTGGCAACGTTGTACTAGTCTCGTTATCGTCATTGCCGTATTCGTGGTTGACCAAGTTGTAGCTGTAAGTTGCGGCCAAAGGATAGTCGCGCAAACCTGAATCAAGCCATGCAGTGCGGCCCATGCTTCCATACGCCCATACATCTTCGGCGTAGTTGTACGTTACATACAGATCAATTTCATTGCTTCCGGCGGAGCAGTAGAACCACCAGACTTCATTGAAGCCTTCGTTAGTTCCAGCAAATACTTGGGTAGCTTGGGACAAATTAATGTCTTGGAAAATATGCTGGCGCAAGTCGCAGCGTAAAGTTTGAACGCGACCGTCGTATTTATAGAACTTATCTACACCCATCCAATACACAACACCGGAGGCAATAATTGCCGCATTCTGCCCAATGATGGAGATGTTGTCGCCCAAAAGTTGACTCGACCAAACAACTGGCGGGCCTTGGTATTGGAATGAATAGACTGATGAATCTGTGAAAACCACGATCTCTTGACGGGTCTGAACAACAGTAACAATCTCGGAGCCGTGTGATAGGCGGATACTGCCTGCTTGATTGGTGGCAGATGGTGTCCACATGGTCACTGATTCTTGGTCTGACCAGCGCACCAGCATTGGGTCAAGCGCTATAGGGTCAACTGCGTTTGGATCATTTGTACCAAAAGCAAATACAAACCGGCTTGTATCAGATACGAATACATTGTTTTGAATAACCGGAACATCAGACGCACCAACCAAACTTGAGACTAAAACACCACGACTTGCTAAACCTGTGTCTGCGTCCCAGTAATACATACCACCACCACGCGGGCCAAAGATTAGATTCTGACCAAAGTTGTTTTGGCTCCAGAGGCGAATCGGCGTATTAGTGCTAGAACCCGTACCCCATGTACCACCACCCCATGTACCACCACCCCAGCCAACAATAGGAACTGCTGCCGCCGAACCGACATTAATTTGATACGCTGCATTAACGGCTGCTCCCCCATAAGAGCCAGCAGCAATAGCGATTGGGGTTGTGATTGTGTATGAGTTAACGCTTACATAGGTAATCTGAAACTCTGCGTTAAATGTAGACGCATAAGTACCGGTAGCGCCACTGAAAGTAACAAAGTCTCCAGTAATAGCGCCGTGTGCCGTATCTGTAACGGTTACTGTGGTTGTACCGTTACCAGCAAATGGGTCTGCATTAATAATCCCAGACGCACGAATTGGCGTAATGTCGTAATACGCGCCACCACGCTCAATGTAAAACTTTAAGTTAGTGCCAACGCCAACAAGGTTTAAACCACCAAGCGTGATCCAATTCCACAAAGAACGGCAAACGCCTTGAAAAATGTTACTGGAAATACGCTGCCAGCCGCCAATTTTCTCTGGCGTACCCTGACGAAACCGAACCTTGTCGGAAACGTACCAGCCGTTCTCGTTGGTATAGCGGGTGTTTTCTTTGTTTACACCGGCTTTCAGGGTTAGTTTTTTGAGAGGCATCGGCAGTCCTAGGATAGAAACAAGGCACGCTCGTCAATGCGACGATTCTGCAGCCCTTTGAGTATTTTGCCACCAGCCATGCAATACTTCAAGAGTTCTTCCGCAGCGCCTTCTTTATCCCCACGAAGCAGCTTTTGGCGAAGCGTTGAACGCTGGAGTGTTCCCAGACCGACGTTAAAACTAAAAGACACAAGACCGTCAAACATCCCTTGTGTAAGAGCAACAGGGCAGAACTTTTCCACTCCACGTTCAAACCGATCAAGGTCGCGTCTAAGAATCCCATCTACTTCCTCCATTGTGTACTTGCGCATGGCTTCTGCGGGGGGTACAAAAGCGTCGCGGTCTTCAATCTTGAGCTTGCCTTGCTCTGGGAAAAGTACGTGCCCAACGCCCACCGTCCATAACCTAGCAGGGCATTGGTACGGGTTTTGACGCACCCCCTCGTGGTGCTTAATCATGGCGATGGCTTTGGGGCTGACGTTCATGACTTACCGAATGCTCGGCCACCAAAATGGAAAGTGATGATTGCGGCAAACATAATGCGGGTGTCTTCGTCCCAGAGCATATTGGCCATGTCGTTGAATGGTGCGTCTGTGCGCCAGCCGTGAACAAAAATACCAATATCAATCAGCACCAACAACAGGAAAAAGCCCATTGTCAGAAGTGAACGTGTGGCAGCTCTCAGATTGGTTACCCATACAGAAGCGCCCTTGCCAATCTCCACATCGTGAGCGTAGAGGGCTTGCATCTCGGCTTGCTGTGCGCCAATAACAGCTTGCGCTGTCTGAGCGGTGGTTTGCATTTCAATCTGGTCAGTATGGATTGCCTCGATGCGTTCTTGGATTTCCAAGCCAGCCCGTTTGAGTTCTAGTTCGCGGTCGATCTGCATCCGGGCCATGTCCAGCTCATGCTTTTTGTCAGCACGGTCTTGGAAGAATTCAAGGAATTTGGGCGTTCCTGACATCAGGAAGCTAATAAGGGTTGAAAGTAAAGTTAACATTACAGTCCTAACATTCCAAGTAATTTATTAACGATTTTGTCTGACAGATCATTGGGCAGAAACTTGAGAAACCCAAGCACCCACCAAGCCACGCACATACGCACGAAGACTTTAAGAAATAGGTCAAACTGTTTCTGGTACTCATTCACCGACCACACCTTCCG